CCTCCGGATCGCCGTCACTGTAGACGGCGACGAACACCCCGTTTGCGCGATACTCCGTCGGCACGCGCCAGACCTTGACGGTGGCTGGCTTAGGCAGGTGCGGCAAATCGATGGTGGCGTCGTCGATGGTGAGGATGTGGTTTTCGATGTTCAGCATGACAGGCTCCTCCTTGTCAATAGGGTCTCGGACAGCGCGCACGCCAGCGTTTGCTGCGCGCTAGCATGGCGGTAATAGGCGATGCAGCTCATGATCATTTGTCGGGCATTGCTGCGATGCCCGACCAGTGGCGAAATCCGGCGCAAATGCGCCGCCTGCTCTTGCCTGGAGAGCGCCCGCGCCCGAGGCGCGGGCTGTGGAACATGACCAGTGACACCCATGACCCGTCACACCTTCGCGAGGCGGGCACCGAGGAGGCTGCTCGCGCCCGGCGGCACGTGGCCGACGTTCAGGGAGACCAGGCCAGCGCTCGCGCCATCGGCCCAGTGGCCGCCGTGATATGCGATGCGGTCGTCGGTGTTCGTATTCGACCAAAAATAGTCCCCGGTTGACCCATTTGACGCTGTTCCATCAACCGTGGCGGGGACGATGACGCCCGCTGCCAACAGCGTGGTATCGAACGTGACCGGATAGCCGCTGGCATTCAGGGCGCTGCGCCCGGTATTGACATACCCCGTCGCAAAATCGCTGGTCGTGGTATTGCCCGGCACGTTGTATTGCCAGCGCCACCAGTTGCCACCGTTGCGCTTGATGCCGTCGGCCATCTGCCACACATTGCCCCACAGGCCCACGATGCCGCGCCAAGTAGCTTGAGCGACATCGCTTGCATCGACGTTGGCTGCGCTGCTCTGATTGACACGGCCCTGACCGATGAGCGATTGCATGTCCAGCCCGCCCATCTCGATGCTGGCGAGCATCTGGATGGCGGCGAGGTCGTAGTACGACCATAGGCGGAACCCAGACACGCCGCCGGTGTTGCGTGCATAGGCTTCGGCGCGCGCCGTGGGGAAGTTCATGTTCACACGGGGGGACACGCCAGCTACCGATTGCAGCTTGCCGCCGGAAGCGCTGGCTTGGTACTTGCCGACCCAGATTTGATCGAGTTCCTGCCCGCCCGCGCCGACGAATGCCGGGTGCACCGAAAATCCAGCTACCGGCTGGTCCGAGATCATCCAGTACGCCTTGCCCACGTGTGGGCCTTCAGGCACAACGCCAGCCCGGAAATAAAACTTGGGGATGCGTACCATCGCCTGACCGTCGATGGTTTGCGTCACGATTCCCGCATAGGTCGGATGCCGGTTGAAATACGCAGCGCCGGGGCTGCCGATGCTGAAGAAGTTTTGGTCGATGCGCTGGTACGTACCCGCACCGCCGCCCGTGGCGACTTGCACAAGCCCAATGATGTTGTTGAGTGGCTGGCGCACCACCCAGTTTTTTACGGCACGCAAATCCGCATAAATCGGCGCAATCAAACTCTCTGACATCGCAATCTCCTCAAGATACGGTCACGCCGCTGACGCGGCCCTGTGCGTCGTAGGTGTAGGTGGTCGTTCTGGTCTGGGACCCCTGCGTCACCACGACCGTGCTGACGCACCCCTGTGCGTCGTAGGTGTAGGTAGATGTGCGCGTGCCGGTGGGCAGCGTCTCCGTGACCGTGCTGACGCGGCCCTGCGCGTCGTAGGTGTAGGCGGCGGCGGACGGCTTGGCCGTGGCGGCGTCGATGGCGGCTTGGCGGGCTGCTGCCTCAGCCCGCACGGCCGCCGTCACTTGGGCCAGCGCGGCGTCGAGGCTTTGCATGGCCGGGCCGATCAGCGCATCGATGCGCTGCAGGCCGAAGGCCGTGAGGTCTTCAATGACGCGCTGCAGGTCGGCGCGGCGGTCTTCCAGCGCCGCGATGCGCGCATCGATGTCCACCAACAGAGGGTTGAAATAGTCCTCCGCCAGCGGCGTGACGCCATCGCGCATGCGGTAGGCTTCAAAGCGCGTGGGCATGGCGCGTCACCTCATCACAGCGCCAGGTCGTAGCGCTCGGCCACGTGCCACGGCGCGGTGGCCGTCACACCGGTGCCCTCGATGCGGATGCGATAGCTGGTGGTGGCAGACGGCGCAAAGCGGAATTCGCGCCAGCGGCTGCGGCCATCGACGATCTCGTCGCGCCAGCTCGCCGCGGTGACGGTGGATGCGCCGATGATCAGGCGGCAGTCCACGGTGTGTCCTGCGCCTGGGTTGAAGTCCTCGAGCAGCAAGCGCACGCGGATGTTGCTGGATGCTTGCGCGAGAGTGCGCTGGATTGACACGTGCGTGAAGGCCGTGCCGCGACGCCGCACGGTCACTTGCGCTGTGCCCGGCCGCACGGCGGGCATGAGGTCGGACGTGCCGATGAACACCGCGCGCAGCGGGATGAGCGCAGCGCCGCCAAACCGCGGGGCGTTGTCCACCGTCACGGGCCGCCACAGGCCGCCCGTCTGGTACTCCCACACCAGGCGGCAGCCGGCCGGAACGGCGCTTTCGTAGAGCATGTCCAGCTCCTGGATGCCGCCGGCCAGTTGCAGCGGCTGCATCTGCACCACGGCGCGCGGGCTGGTAAAGCGCGCGAAGTTCAGGCGCAGCATCAGGTCGCGCTCGGCGGCGGCGGTGAAGTACGCGCCGTCCTGGGCGTACATCATCAGGCCCTGGGTGTATTCGGTGCCCTGGGTGAAACCGACGCGGTGGCCAGCGCCGGTGGCCAGCACGATGGCGTAGCGCTTGCCGGATTCGACGAGCAGCGGGTCGGGCAGCTGGATCTTTAGCCAGCCCGCCCTCACGGCGCCAGGGGCGAGCGTGGCGCGCGAGAGCACCTTGGTGATGTCCGGCTGCCCCAGCGCGGCCTCGGTGACCAGCACCGTGAGGCCGCCCGCCGGATCGGCGCTGGTGACAAAGATTTCCAGGCTGGTGAGCCAGCCGGTCTGCGCCATGAGCACGGTTTGCGCCAGCACGGACCCCTGCACCGTGTGGGTGGTCGTCACGATGTCCCAGTACGGCTCTTCCCAGCGGTCGATCCAAACGCGAGTCACGCGCACGAAGGCGTGCTGAAGCGCCGCCTGCCGGTCGGCCGGATCGACCAGCCAGGTCTCATCGCCTCGGCGCAGGATGCCGCTCACCGGGTCATAGACGCCGGAGCGCCAGAACGCGCTGTTGGTGCAGTAGGTCAGCGTCTCGCCGTAGCGGATGCGCTCGCGGCTCATGCTGCGCTGCGTGGCGCTCAGCGTCTGGTACTGGTAGGCGTTGATGGCCATCTCGCCAGCGCGCGTCTCCATGCGCAGGCGGGTGATCTCCTCGTAGGCCGGCAGCAACAGCCCGTTGGCCGACACGCGCGCCTCGGGGTCCCGCGGATTGAGCAGCGAAAGCGCACCGGTCCGGCTGGCCACGACGGCCGGACGGATGCCCTCGCGCACGTCTGCGCTGTAGCCGGACTGCGCCGGATCGGATTTGTCCTCGTTCAGGTAGTGGTCGGCGCCGTAGAACTTGTAGTCGTCAGGAATCTCCATGCGCTCCTTGAGCTTGGCCATGTCGACACCGAGCTGAGCGACGTGCTCCAGGCTGGCGCGGGTCGAAAGATCGGACGCCAGCCCGGCGATGTCGCTCATGATGTGCGCGATGCGCGGCTCGGCGGACGTGATCCAGCCCTCGGCGGCCTTGAGGCGCTGATCGACTGCGAACAGGTTGGGCAGCTTGCGGCTGGTGGCCAGCACGACCTCCTGGATACCGGTGGGCGACAGCCGCACGTGCGCCAAGAGCGTGTAGCCGGTGGGCGGCTCGGGGCGCTCGGGGGTGGGGCTTTCCCGCCCCTGCGCGATGTGGATCGTGTCCACACGGCGGCGCTGCATGGCCACCGCCTCGGGCTCGACCTCGCGCGTTTGCAGGTCGATCAGGAAGTCGCGCGGCTGGATGTCGGTGTCCTCTTCCTGCCCGAAGGCGCTGATGGCCAGCCACTTGCTGTCCTGCAAGGGCAGCATGGCAAAGACCGAGTGCACCTGCGCGGCTTCGATGGCAAACACCTTGCCGCTAGAGCCGTCGTACAGACGGCCAGGGGACACCTCGATTTCGGTGGCGCTGCGCGCCGTGACGGTCAGGCCGACGAACTGCCGCTCGGGCGTGATCGCGTCCGACACCAGGTGGCGCTGCGCCTCGTCCATCCAGGACTGCGTATTGTTGAGGTCTGCGGCTTGCAGCTCTTGCCGGTCGCGGTAGATGACCTGTTTTTCCATCGATTAGCTCCTGAGGATGGTCTGGCCGGCCAGCACGGCGCCGGCCTTGTGGATTCGGGAGGCGCGCGCGGTGCCATGCAGTCGGGTGCGCACCAGCACCTTGTCGTGCGCAGCGCGCGCCCAGTCCATGGCCGCGAGCACCGGCGCGATGCGCTCGCGTGCGTCGCCCATCGAGAGCGCTGCACGCATGGCGGTGGAGGCAATGGCCATCGGCAGCCGCCTGGGCGGCATGCGCACGTGCGCCACGGCCACGAACGGCGGGCTGGTCAGCCGTGTAAATCCGAGATACGTCGGCCCGTGCTTCGGGCGCGCGGCCACGGCCGGATCGTGCAGCCGGATGCGGTGATAGAGCCGCGCCGTGGCGTCCGAGCGCGCGGTGTGCGCGCCACCCAGCGTCGCGCCGAATGCGAGCACGCCCGCGCGCGGTGCGCGCTCGGCCACCAGCTCCACGTCCGGCGACAGCGGCGACAGCGACGGCGCGGTCTGGCGCAGCGTCAGCAGGTGCACGCGCTCGCGGTAGCTCACGCGCGCGATGCGCCAGTAGCGGGCGCTGGCATCAGCCCGGCTGACCTGACCGGCTAGCGGATCGCCGATCACCTGCCCCACGGCCACGGCGCGGCGCGCCAGGTCCACGGTGCCGCTGGCCTCGCTGTCCAGCGTCGTCCAGCCGTGGCTGGTGAGCGCCTCCGTGCGGCCATCAGGCCAGACGATCTCGGCCTCGATCGCTGAGCGCGCCATCGCGGCGGTGCGGGCGGGCGGCTCGGCCGGGTGGGCGACGAAGGCGCGGCCCAGCATCAGGCCTTCGCTGGCGCCGCGACGGCGCTGCGTGCGGATGCGCATCTGCGGGTGCGCATCCAGCCACTGGCGGCGGCTCGCCTCGTCCCAGAAGCCCAGGAAGGTCTTGGCTGGCGGCATCTCCAGCCGCGCGATGCGCGCGCCAGCCAGCCGCGCCAGCTCGCGCAGGCCCTTCGGGGTGCCGATGAGCGCATGCAGCCTGGGGCTCGCCTGGATCAGCGCGCGCCGGCTGGCCTCATCCGCCGGCCACACCGGCGGCAGGTCTTCGCCTGCGCCAAGATGCGGCAAGAGCGCGGCCGGGATGCGCTGCGGGTCGGCCAGCGTGGAGAGCACCTCCGCGCCGGGCGTCCAGGGGCCGATGGCGCGGCTGATGGCGCGCTCGGTCTCGGTGGCGGCCAGCGGCAGGAGATCAGCGCGCTCAGTCATGGCGCGCCTCCGTGCTGATCGCCACGTCGGTGATGGCGGCGATCTCGCCTTGCCCCACGGACACATCCGCCGTCGGCTGCGTCAGGATCACATCGCGCAGGCCTTCGCCCATGAGCGCGGCCACGATCTGCGCGCGCGTCAGATCCACGCGGACGCGCATCTGCGCGGCCAGCGCCATGAGCCGTGCGCGCGCCTGCGCGGCCAGCAGTGCGCCATCCGGCCCAGGCGGGTGGATCAGCGTGGCAGTCACCGTCACCGGCTTGACGGTGGCGGTCGTCACGTCCACCTCCACCGACAGCGGGCGCACGTCTTCCGCGAGCAGCGCGGCGGCCACCTGCGCGACGATGGCGTCCGCTGCCGTCGCCGCGCGCCAGCGCATGGGCGTGGCTGCGTCGTGCTGCGGGTGGCGGCCAAAGAGCGCCTCGCCGACGGCCGCCTGCGCCTCGGTCATGGCGGCGGCCTGCGCGGCTACGCGCGCCAGCAGGCAGACTTTGACGCGCCCAGGGCGGTCGGCCCACACGTCCACCTGCCGGATGTCGGTGGAGACCGACAGCGCGCGCAGCATCCAGCTCTGGCGGCTGCCAGCCGCCGACAGCGCGTGATAGCCGATCAGCACGCGGCGGCGGAATCGCTCGTCGTCTTCGCCAGGCAGACGCGCGAGGTCGTAGCGGGCGGCCAGGTTGTCGAGGTCGGCGCCGGTGGCCCACGGCAGCATCACGGCGCGCGCGGCGTCGTTGACCCGCTGGCGCAGCACCATCTCCCGCCACGCGGCCACCTGCATGAGCTTGGCCAGCGGCTCGGATTCCAGCGCCAGCACGGGCGCCAGTTCCGGCGCGCGCGCCGTAAGGTCAGCCTTGAGCGCGGACAGGATGGCCTCGTAGTCCAGCGTCTCGACGACGGCAGGCGCGGGCAGGCGCGACAGGTCGATCACTGACATGCCGGCGCCTCCCCGCCCGTCGGGCCGTTGCTTGTGCTATCGCCGCGGCGCACGCCAGTGTGCCGATGCTTGCGCAGGCTGACACCGCCGGCGTACACGTCGCCGGTGACCAATAAGTCCCCCTCGATGCGCACCACGCACGAGGCGTGCAGGATCAGCCGGTGCGTGTCGCGCTCGTAGCGGATGTAGCCGCCATCGTCCCAGGCCAGCAGCGTGTGCTCGGCTTTGTTCGTCGGGGCGGCAAAGCCAGGCCGCTGCTGCTGAAACACCGCCGGCAGCGCTACCGCCTGCGCCATGTCGCCCGATGGTGCCAGCACCAAGCATTGCTCGCCGATGGCCGGCGCCTGCCACACGCGCAGATGGCCGGCCGACCACGTGGCCCACGGCAGCCAGCCGGTGCGCACAGACGCTTCGCCGTCGCCCGCGATGCGCACGCGCGCGCGGCAGCGCTGCGCGTCGAAGTCGGTCACGGTGCCAAGCCGCACCGCGCCGCCGCGGCCCCAGTC